GCTGCAGTCTGGATCTCGTGTGACGATCCATAACCCGATCCAGGTGCTCCGCCTCGATCCGCTGCCACCGATCCCGCTCGGTCAGCGACAGGATGGGACCCCGGACCAGGTTGCGAAGAGCCCGGATACGTTCCTCCCGCTTCCTCCCTTTCAGATAGAGCTCGCGGCAAACCTGGTCCGCGTCGTCCGGGTTGTCGAAGTACACCGATACCCCCTCATCCCGGGGCTCCAGATCGAAGCTGGCGGAGTACCACTCGGACAGCACGGCTCCCTGCCATCCGTCGATCAGCACCCACAGGGGTCCCGGGAGCTGACAGCATAGTGTCTGCTTCCCGTGCTCCAGCTCGTTGAGCCAGTTGGCCAGGGCAGCGTCCGTTATCGTGGGCATCTAGATCTCCTTTCCGTCCAGACCTTATACCCAGGACACCCCGGACTTTGGTACCATGCCTCTATCCCCTATCGACGAACTCCGTATTCGTCAATGATGTCAAGCTGACCTCGGCTGTTCACCTGAGAACAGCCAAGTTGAACATTGCTATTGACATTGCCCTTACTGGCATATATGCTCTTGAGCATGAGGAAACAGCCACTCGAAATCCACCTCGACCCTCCCCTCCTGGCCTGGCTTCGTCTAGAGGCAAAGCGGTTGGGCGTCTCCCTGGGGGAAGTCGTCCGCATGGCCCTCCACGACCTGATGGACAAAAAGCGGTGACCATCCTCGGCCAGCGTATTCAGCTCGATCCGAACAACGTCCAGGCGTCGTTCTTCGAGCGGTGCGCCGGGACGGCGAGGTTCGTGTGGAACCACGGCCTCGCCCGCTGGCAAGAACTCTACAACGGCGGAGAGAAGCCGTCGTGGCAGCAGCTCAACACCGAGTTGAACGCCCGCAAGGCCGATGACTTTCCGTGGATGGCCGAGCTTCCCTGGAAGGTCACGAACCAGGCACTCGCTGACCTCGGCGCTGCCTTCGGCCACTTCTTCCGACGCATCAAGGCTGGAAACTCCAAGCCTGGGTATCCTCGATTCAAGAAGCGTGGGCGGTGCCTTGAAGGGTTCGCCATCGAGGCGCGAGCCCTGACGTTTGATGGCCGTCGTGTCCGCGTCCCGAAGCTCGGCTGGCTCCGCATGAGGGAGACGCTTCGATTCCCCGGTAAGGTGCTGTCGGCCCGATTCACGAAGCACGTCGACCACTGGTTCGTCTCCGTCCAGGTCGAGGTTGATCACTCCCGCTGGTCGTACCCGCACGCCTGCAAGACTCACGCGGTGTGTGGCATAGACCTCGGGGTTCGAGACCTCGCCGTGCTCTCCGACGGGGCGAAGGTGGAAGCTCCGCGCGCCCTGCGGTTCCATGAGAAGCGGCTCAAGCGACTTCAGCGCGAGTTGTCGAGGCGGACGAAAGGCGGAAAGAACTGGCGCAAGACGAAGGCGAGGATTCAGCGCGTCCACGAGCGTATCGCCAACATCCGAAGCGACGTGACCCACAAGCTGACGTCTCGGCTCGTCCGAGACTTCCGATGGATCGGCATCGAAGACCTGAACGTCAGCGGGATGTTGAAGAACCATCACCTCGCCAAGTCGGTCGCCGATGCCAGCATGTCGGAGATGAGGCGGCAGCTCACCTACAAGGCCCCGCTCGCAGGTTCCGAGGTTGTCATGGTTGACCGCTGGTTCCCGTCGTCGAAGATGTGCTCCGACTGCGGCCACGTTGTCGAGAGCCTCCCGCTGTCCGTCCGAAAGTGGTCCTGTCCAGGGTGTGGCGTCGTCCATGACCGCGACGTTAATGCCGCCGTAAACCTGAGAAACATCGCGGCAGCCCGTGCCGTGACAGCCTGTGGAGAGGGGAGCGCTGACGTCGGTCTGATGGCCGTCGTGAAACTGTCCTCTGCGAAACAGGAAGCAGGCCGCTATGTGTTCACCTGAGAGCACCATGGTTCAAGTCCTGCAGGGGATGGCTGCTGCCTCCGAAGAGGTCCGGGACTTCTACCTCGACTCGAAACGGGTCCTGGCGCAGGAAGAGCTGGACCAGGGATTGGAGGATGAGCTCGAGGCCCTCCTGCTACAGGAGGAGGATGAGCTGGCCAGCGCCGAGATGGAGAGCATCCTGTTCGAGCAGGAGCTCGAGTCCCTGCGGAAGCTGCGCCAGGTCGAGGTCACCCCGTCCGAGTTCACCGAGTTCGCCATCAAGCTCCCGATCGAGGGCGCCATCACCCCCTTCAGCTTCGAGGGTCGGCGCTACCTCAAGACGGTCTACGACTCCCCGGCCCGGCGCAAGCTCCTGGTCTACAGCCGGCAGAGCGAGAAGTCGACTTACCTCGGTAACAGCGCCATCGCGTACAGCGCCATCGTGCCCGCCTTCAAGACGCTCTATGTGTGCCCGACCGCGGCCCAGGCCCAGGTCTTCAGCGTGGATCGGCTGAAGGACCCGCTGGAGATCAGCCCCGAGCTCCAGTACATGGTGAACCGGAACCTGAGCCAGAACGTGTTCTTCAAGCAGTTCCGGAACCGTTCCCAGGTCCGGGTGCGCTACGCCTTCCTCTCCGCGGACCGGGCCAGAGGCATTGCCAGCGACAAGGTTCAGATCGACGAGTTCCAGGACGTGCATGGCCCATCGGTGCCGGTCATCGAGCAGTGCACGTCGCACTCCCACTGGGGTCTCTTCGATTATGCTGGCACGCCGAAGAGCCTGGACAACTCGATCCACAAGTACTGGACCGAGTTCTCGACCCAGAACGAGTGGGCCGTGCCGTGCCAGCACCATGGCGTCCCGAACGACCCCTCCTCCTGGCACTGGAACCTGCTCGGGATCAAGAACATCGGCAAGGAGGGACCGATCTGTGCTCGGTGCGGGGAACCTATCGACCCCGCCGACCCCTTGGCGCAGTGGGTCTCGCTGCAGCCGGTCACCGCGGACAACGAGAACCGGGTCACCTTCGAGGGCTACCACATCTCCCAGCTCATGGTGCCCTGGATGCAAGGGGAGAAGTGGACCGAGATCCTGACACACCTGGAACAGTACGACGAGACCCAGTTCAACAACGAGGTGCTCGGGCTGTCCCACGACGCGGGGCAGCGCCCGCTCAAGCGCAGCCACATCATCCGGTGCTGCAATGAGACCATCCGGATCGGGGCGGTGCTGGAGACCGCGAAGCGGTGCGAGAGCGGGGTCTTTGCCGGACTGGATCACGGGACCGGGGAAGATGCGTCATTCTCACTACTTACGTTAGGTGGGTACATCGACGGCATCTTCCAGATCTTCTTTGCACACCGCTTCGTGGGGGAGGATCTGGACCCGAGACGCCAGCTCCGGCGCATCGCCAAGCTGCTACATGCGGTTGACTTCAAGATCCTGGGCTCGGACTACGGCGGCGGCTTCGACCGCAATGACTGGCTCATGCGGAACTTCGGTGCGTCCCGGGTCGCCCGGTACCAGTACACGGGCAACCCGAAGACCAAGATCAAGTGGGAGCCCGAGCTGGGCCGCTTCATGCTGCACCGTACCGAGATCATGAGCGACATCTTCAGCGCGATCCGCAACCAGCGGATCCGGTTCCCGGCCTGGAAGGAGTGGGAGGAACCCTTCGCCGCCGACATGCTGAACATCTTTGCCGAGTACAATGCCCGGCTCCACATGACGCAGTACAAGCTGACCCGAGGCAAGAGTGATGACACGTTCCACTCCATCCTCTACTGCTTCCTGGCCAGCATGATCGTGCGGCCGCGTCCCGACATCATCATCCCACTCTTCCCGGGCAGCGTGGAGTTCGCTCCGGGTATAGTGGCCTAAGGGAATTGCCTCGGAGTGAGGCGGGTGGGCTACCAGACCTGGTTGGGGTCCAGTTCACGGCAGACTTTGAGGTGATGGGCTGTTTTGAGGTACTCCTCTGCCGCTTCGAGCAGCAGAGTCCACTCCTCGGGGACCCCCTCCTCGTCCACCAGGTAGAAGGTTTCGTAGGACAGCAGCCGGATACTGCTGCCCTGAAACATCACAGGGGTCCGGGCGTGACAGGAGATACAAGCTCGATCGGCTCTCTTCGAGAGCCACTCGGCGACCCGAAGCGCATCAGTCGGGTTCTCAATCTCCAGGCTCGCCGCGAACGGCGAGTTCCACTTCGCCTCAACTTCTATGAAGTACATGATGTGTACCTCCTTTCCTCAATATTCTTATACCTATACACGACTAAGGAATTGGCCCCGGAACGGGGCTAGGTGAGCAGATCGATGAGCGCGGCGACTTGCCACGCCCTCTCCTCGAGGAGGAGGTCCGCGACCCGACCCTCCCCAGTCTCCGAACGGAACTGGGCGGCTACGTCAGCCGCCCATCCCGCGGCGAGGAGGACGTTCCCCGCCGCCACCGCCTCCTGGAACCAGCCGTGCTGGCTGGCTCCGAGGGGGCTCCACTGACTGGTTGTGGGGGTCGCCCGTTCGACCCTCCACTCCAGCGCCGCCAGGAACTCCTCTTTCTGAGACATTTCTGCCTCCTTTCCATAATTCTTATAACGATATACAGCTAAGGAATTGGCCCAGAACCGGGCCTAGGGAATGTGAATCTGGCACTCTCGGTGGAGAGTGCCTTTGTGGTGTGCCACATCGAGAAGGAGGCGGTTTCGCAGCTCCTCCCATCTCTCGATGGGGAGGAGCTGGGCCCCCTCACAGTCGTAGAATGGGGGCGGAGCCCCCTCCACGACCGCCGTCGCCCCCCCTGGAAAGTTGGTGAGAAGGATCAGCGGACAGCCTCCGTCCGCTGTCACCCGACTTACCGTAACGACAACCCCCGGGAGCATCTCCCGGAGGGCCTGGCCACACGCCAGCGCCTCGTTGGCGCGAGAGAACAGCAGGCCGAACGTGTCGGAGCGTACGTACACTCCGACAACGTCCACACGATACATCATTGGCATTTCTGCCTCCTTTCCATAATTCTTATAACCATATAGACCCCTAAGAAATCGGTCCACGAGGTGGGACCGAGGGTGGGAACGGAAGGTGGGACTACGCGGTGGGCTGGGCGTCTCCGCCCTTGCCCTTCTTGACGGTGGCCTTGGGCGGGGGCTCGGGGTCCGGGGCACCCTCGAGGATGTCCCGAATCTGCCGGACAGTCTCCGGCAGACCGCCGAGGCTCTCGGCGACATCTGGGAACACCACCCTGACAGTGGTGTCCCCCGCCCCCAGCCGGCCCTCGACCGCCGCGATCCGGCGGTCGAAGGTGTCGAGCTCCCCCTCGATGGCCGATGCCACCGAGGTCGCTGTGCGCCGCACCGACCGGCGGCGACTCGCCGCCACCGCCGTCGCGCCGCCACCGGCGCCCGCCAGGCCGGCACCTGCGGTGCTCAACCCCGTCACGACGGGGCTGGCCTCGAGGTACCGGCAGACCAACATCGTGGGGACGGCCAGGATGGCCGCCCCCAGAACTGCCCCCGCCGCTGTCGCGGCGGGGTCGTCGAGAGCGGCGTCCAGGATGGACGGCCACTCCCTCTTCTCCTCACTCATTTCACAGTCTCCTTTCCCGAGTGGTGCGGAGCAAGGAGAATGCTCGACCACTCATTGTTCTTATCCCAATCCCAGCGGCCACTTTGCAGCAAAGAAGCCTGGGATTGGGCCTACAGACCCCTTATCACAGGAATCATTCCGATTTTGCAGGATCGAGGAGCCGGAGGTGGTCGGTGCGCCGCCACTGGTGGTCGGAGTGATGCTTGCGGATCAGGACATCGAACGCGTCCAGGTCTACAGCGGCTACCCGGGCCAGCACCTTCTCGCTGCTCTCGGTACGATGCGCCCGTTCAATTAGCAGGGTGGCGCAGAGCCGGAGGTTGTCGCGGCCGGTAAGGAGCAGGGCCCGGGCCCGCTGCAGCTCCAGGTTCTGTCCCAGCTCGGGGTGTTCCTGGACATGCTGCAGCATGCGCAGGCACAGATTGAAGAAGGGCCGCCAGCTATCGTCCACGCTCACGATGCGGTTGATCCGCACCAGCTCGGTCTCCGTGATTCGGATGAAGGTCTCGGCCTGCCCGATCAGAGTGGGCAGGTCCCAGCTCCGCTCCCGATCCAGCAGACAGGCCTGGGAGTAGAGATGCTCCAACTGGTCCCGGGACATTGGCCCGAATCTATCCTTGCCCATGTTCATCACGTCGAACAGGAGGGTGAGCGCGGACTCGAGTCGGGCCACGCGGTGCTCCAGGGCCAGGATCCGTTCAGTTGGATCCTCCGTGCCCAGATCCATCCGACGCACCTCGATCACGTCGCCACGTGGGACGAGCACGGCATCCCCGACCCGGGTCCTCCGTATCCGTCCGTCCGCACAGAGCTGGTGGATGTGCTTCGGGTCCTGACCCAGCAGCTCCGCGGCTTCCTCTATCGTTATGAGATCCGGTTGACTTCCCATGACACGTCACCTGTGTTACACCTAAGATACCAGGGGTAAGTGTACCTGGAGCCAGGAGAGATCTCCATGGTTGGTTCCGCAGCGGTCGATCCAAGGGTGTTGCAAGGTCTGGGGAAGCGGGCCGCTGCTCTGCACGGATCAAGGGAGATGCCGTTGACCGATGCCGTCGTCGAGGTTCTCCGGGGACACGACCTGGGACGGGAACAGGTCCAGCGTGTCGTCGAGTTCACGAACAACGCGGCCTTTGCCGCAGCGTTTCCGAAGATGGCCGGATCGCATCGAGTCGTGGACTTCCTGGGCGGGCCAGCGGATCCGCACCGGGTAGCCGCACTGCTCGAGACAGATACGCCATCAGGAGAGGAAGGAGCGGCTATCATGAAGACAGCCAGACTCCTCCATGACGTCGAGCGGTTCGTGCCGGGGAGCGCTCTCCTCGAGGACGAGTCGCTCGAGATGGAGAAGAGGGCGTCGGCCGGTGCCGACTACCCGCCCCGTTCCCCGAACCGGGACCTGCTCGTGCTGTGGACCCGGGTCAAGACGGCGGAGGACGTGGTCGGCTCCGAGCTCATGTCCAAGTACGCGGCCTACGTGGACGCGGCGGAGGACATGTGCGTCGAGTCGAGGCGGGCCATCCTGGACGGGGTGAGCCCGGCCAGTCTGAGCGTGGCCTTCGACCAGCTCTCGCCGACCCCGGCCCTGACCAAGCTGGCCCTGAAGCAGGTCCAGGCCCATGTCCGCGACGTGCCATCGGTGGAGGCGGGTCGGAGCGGTGCGGACTACCTCGTCCTGGACCGATCCCACCCGCTCTGCCGCAGCTTCGAGAAGTTTGCCGCAGCGGCCCGCTCCTACTACACGCTGCTCGCGGCCAAGGAGAAGCTGGGGGAGCAGCGGGAGCAGCTGCAGGGTCTGCTACGAGAGAGGTGTGCGCCATGACGCTTGCCGACTATGATCAGCTCTTTCTGACCGGGGCCGTGGTGCGCCAGCTCGTCGATCAGGATCTCGGCATGGCGAAGACCGCTGGGGTGGCCGCGGAGGCGGGTCGGGAGCTGGTGCGTGGTGCCCAGGGCGCGTTGCGCACCGCGCATGGCGCCGCGATGGGCGCCGGCAAGGGTGCGTACCACGCGGCGGGCGGCGGCGTGCCCGGGGCCATCGCGGCGGGCACCGTGCTGGCCGCACCCCCCATTGTCGGTGCAGGCATGGCCAACGAGGCCATGAATGATCCGGTCGGTGCCTACCTCGGCGCCAAGAAGCGGCAGTTCCAGGCCAGGGTCGCCCAGACCAGGGCGCTCTGGGACCCACGAACAGGGATGGCGTATTGACCATGAGCAATCCGATCAACGACTTCCTGGCAGACGAGGACCTCGAGAAGCGGGCCGCGGGCTGGGGCAGCTTTGGCCGTGAGATGGCGGTCAGTGTTGCCGCACCGGTAGCGCTGCTCGGCATGACCGAGGCGTATCGCGCGATCAAGAACCACATCGGCAGGGAACGTGGCTTCAAGGGCATGCTGGCATATAACCCGGAGCTGACCAGGGAGCCGGCGGAGAGGGTTCGGACTTTGTTCAACACGCTTCACAACGCATCGCCGACTCTGGCCCAGGATCCTGTAGTGGCCTCGTCCTGGGTCAAGCGGACCATGTATCAGGACGAGTACATCGACCCGAGGACCATGGCCGATATTGCCGGTGCGGAGGACAAGATGAGGCGTCCCACCATCCTGGAGCAGTTGCCCATACCCCAGATCACATCGGGGCTCATGCGAAGTGCTGGAGACAGTGGTGGGGACTAGGCGGTGATCGTCAAGCAGTGCCAGTTCCCCACCCTCGATGAGAGGGGGGAGCACCTCCACCTGCTCCATCCCGGCTACAACAACGCCCATCTTCTGAAGACGGCTGCCGATACCGTCTCGGTGCCCCAGCTCGAGCGGATCCAGGCCGTGATGAAGGAGCTGCCCAAGGACGACAACCTGCTCTACGCCCTGATCAGCGCGATGGGTGGCGGCGAGTATTGGGGCGATAATAGTAACGGAGATGACTTCCCTGAACGCATGCCGATGGGGCTGAACAAGCCCTCCTTGATACACACTCCTCCGGGCTGGGAACGGATGAGTTACCAGCAGCAAGTTGCGGAGGGTAAGCGGTGGGAGTGGGGCTTTCCCACCTTCTACAACGCCAAGACCTTCGCCCACCACAAGAACAAGGATCCGAACAGGGCCTTTGGAGATCTGGTCTACGTGCTGTGGGACGATCGTATGCACCGCGTCCTCCTGATCGCGGCCTTCGATCGTGCCCGAGCGCTGGAGCGTGGTGCTTCCGATATCCTGTCCCGCATCGACGCCGGTGGCTTTCCTAGCGTCAGTATGGGCTGCAAGGTTCCATTCGACCTTTGCGGTTACTGCACCGACTGGTCCCGGATCACGGGCAACCCCCAGATCGACCTGGCCGAACACCGCCGCCTCCCCATTCGCGGGCTGAGCCCGACAACGTCGGACTACTGCGAGCACATCCGCACTCAGCTTCGCAAGATCTATCCGGACGGGCGCAAGGTGAAGATGATCAACCTGCACCCGCGCTTCTTCGATTTGAGCGTGGTCTTCATCGGTGCGGACAAGACCAGCTACGTCCTGGCCAAGTTGGCCGGGGAGTGCCCGCTACGCCCTGGCCACAAGAAGTGCGCTAGTTGTGATCAGGGTACCACCATCGCCTCGAGCCACGTGCACGAGGTCTGGTCCCGTGGGGAGACGAAGATGGCTAAGGAAACGATTCGGGTACTTTCACCGGACGCAGCGGAGCGTGCGGCGAGGCAGGCGAGCACCGCGGTGCGCGTTGCCGTACCCGCAATGGGTGCGGTTGCGGGTGGGCTGGCTGGTGGGAGGATGGGCTATGGTGGTGGGAATCGGCGCGTTACCGCACTGACCACTGCGCTAGGTGCGTTGGGCCTGGGCGGCGCCACACACCTGGCTCTGGATGGAAAGAATCTGGAACGTCACTCCATTGCATTGGAGCGGGCTGCGGCAAACAAGGTGATTGGCGCGGCGCGTGATGCGGGCTACGAGGTACAGTTCGTGAATCGTCGCGCCGATGTCGATCTTGGTAAGGTCAGGGCCCTGCTCCGAGCGCAGAGATCGAGCCCATCCGTCACGGAAAAGAGGGCGCAAGGTGGCATCGAGGAGCTCGGTTTCAACGACATCGACCCGGCCACCGAGGCCAGGATCAACAACTACCTCAAGCGGGTCCGGACCGAGCTCGCGCAGCGCGCCAAGCAGGGTTCCGCGCCCAAGGTCGCCCTGGACAAGGACGCCGAGATCGAGAAGCGGGTGAAGTCCAACTTCGAGGCCAAGCTGCCGGATCTGGAGAACGCGGAGCCCGAGCTCCCGCTCGAGACGCAGGATGCGATGGCCCGGGACGTACCGGCTGCATTGGCCAGCGCGGGTGGTGCCGGCATCGTGCTCAAGCCCAAGGAGTTCCAGCGCATCATCATCATCGCCATGGGCCGCCCCGGCCTGGCGGACAGCCTGCATCGGGAGGACCGCACCTTCGGTCCTGGTGAGGAGCCGTTGCCATTCGATCTGCCGGATCGAACCCTGCCTCACTTTCTTAGAATGCTACTTCCCATGATCATGGGACGCAGCGCCTTCGGCCCACCCCTGCACCGACGCACCGTCATGACCGTGGCCAAGGGCCGGGACGGGGCCGCGGCCGAGAAGAAGGATGATGTGGAGGAGCAGGAGCTCCTGAAGAAGATCGGGGGGCTGTACCGAGGCTACCGCCGAGATCTGATTTACAAGGTCGCCGCCCTGACCCAGGACGCCATTCTGCAGGAGCCCGAGCTCCTGGAGACCGTGCTCGGCCACGACCCGATCCGTTCGGGTCTTGCCAAGAGGGGGGCTGCCGTGCTTGAATCAATGCTGAGGACGATGCCGACGACGTATCTGAACAGGGCCTACACAGGGGATCCGGCCTCGGACTACGTCGATCAGCATTGTGATCTGCAGGGGCTCAAGATGGCTGGGGCTCTTGCAAGAATCGGCGGGGTGGCGTAGGACCTACTCGGTAACCGAGGATCGCCTGATCCGCTAGTGGTGATCGGACAAACGAGAAGGGAAACGAAACATGGACCAGTTTCTGAGTGAGTTGTACGGAACGACCAAGACTGCCTCCGCCGAGGCCCCTGCCGCGACCGAGGACGAGCTGGAGAAGATGGCCCAGGTCTATCTCCTGGCGGAGGACGCCGCGGCCAAGGGCGTCGATCTCTCGCAGTACTCGGACGAGGAGATCCTGAAGACCGCCTCCGAGCTCTACAGTGGTGAAGCAGCCCCCGAGGGCGAGGCGGATCCGGAGGCCATCGAGAAGTTCGCCGAGTTCGACTTCGGCGGACGCGTCATGGCCCACGCCTTCACCCAGGAGCTGGGCAACATCGAGAAGGAGGCGGGCCGAGCCGGCGACGCGTACCAGGCAGTCAAGGGTGGCCTCGGGAGGGCGCTCTCCGCGGTCAAGAAGGCCCCGGGTCAAGCCTACGAGTCAACCCTGGGACGTGTGGGCTCCGCTGCGGAGAAGGCCGTGACGGAGCGTGGGCGCAAAGGTGGCCTCAGCGATATCGAGAAGGCCATCATTCACCGTTTGGGTGGTGCCAAGGGTGACGTTGCCAAGGGTGGGAACACCTACCGGAAGGGCCTCGAGCGTCTTTCCAGGGCAGCTGGTATCGGCTCCCAGGTCGCCACAGGTGTCGGTGCCGCCGGAGCCGTCGGTGGTGCTGGCTACGGTGGCTACCGGGGTGTGCAGGCGCTTCGGGAGAAGAAGAGCTCGGCCATCGAGGAGGCGGTGACCCGCAAGGCCGTCGAGAAGCTGGCCGAGGCGGGCTGGGTCGACGTCAACGGCAACATCACCCCGCCTCCGGCACAGGAGCAGGAGAAGGTGGCCGGCGACTTCGAGAGCCGGATCGAGGGAGCCGCCCTCGAGTACCTGGCCTCCCTGGGCTACCCGGTGGCGGACTGAGCGCACCGTGTTGGAGATGGTGACCATGGGAGCATTCCTGGATGAGCTGGAGAAGATCGCGGCGGTGAGCAGCCCCGCGATCAAGGCTCCTCCGACTCCGGGTGGGCTCCTCGGTGGTCAGAACGCTCTGCAGAACACCCCGATCACCGCGAAGAAGGTGATCGGGAAGGCGCTGCAGGGCACCACTCTCCAGAAGACCAACTACACGGCGGTCCATACCAAGGTACCCGGAACGACTAACGCGCTGACCCAGGGTCAGGGCGCCGTTCCACCGCCGCAGGCAGTCTGATTCGAGGAGGAAATGATGCCAGCTCCCACGATCAAGGACCTGATCGAAGCCGCGCTCAACGAGAGCGGCTCGATTGGTCTGTCCAAGATCGCCGAAGATGCTGCCGATGCGCAGGAGGGTGCTACCACCTGCAAGAAGTGCGGCCGACCGGCGGTGGAGGGCAAAGAGCTCTGCGCGGAATGCGCCGAGAAAGAGGTGAAGGATGAGGCTCGGGAGGAACAGGTCTCGGAGCAGGAGAAGACCAGCTCGGCCCGTTTGGCCAAGCTGGCCGGGGCCATGACCTACCTCGCGGACCACCTCCACCGGATCCAGTTCCCGTCCGGCCCCCGTCTGAAGACGGCGACGGAGGCCGGGGCCGATTCGGGCCCGGGGCATGGCCCGAACACGATTCCCACCGACCATGACCAGCCGCACACCGAGGCCATGCCCCAGGATCTGCTGGGGCAAGCCAAGGTACCGGGCCCGTCCGACAAGATGGAGCCCGGTGCGAACCCGCTTGCGGCGGCGGCCAGTCCGAAGACCGACGCCGAGATCGAGATGCCGCCCAACCCGCTCCACTTCCAGGGCAGCACCAAGGAGAGCAGCATCGTGACCCGTATGAAGCGGGCCGCGCTGCAGCTCCGTAAGGCCGCGGCGGAGAGCGAGGCCGCGGACATCCAGACCTCTCACGTGAAAGGCACCGGCTTCCCTGAGGACCAGCCGGATCAGGTGAAGCGTCCTGCCGAGGTCACGAGCCAGGAGAAGGCGCTGCAGTCGAATGAGGCCGCGATCGACCTCACGAAGGCAGAGGCCATGGCAGTGCCGAAGAAGCAGTTGGGCGAGGTGCTCGAGGAACCCGCCATGTCCAGTGCCACCGACAAGACGCTGGACAATGCGCTGGGTGCCGATGTGGTCGACGAAGCCGGGGCCAAGGTGGCCGCGGCCCGGTCGATCCTGCAGAAGCTGGCGAGCCGGGGCTGCACCTGCAGTACGGACAGCTCGAACGAGCCCTGCCAGGCATGCAAGGTAGCATCGAGGCTCGGGATGCGGAAGGTGGGGCAGGCTGGATCCGCTCCGACCGCAGACCACAATCCGGATTCGGTCCGGGCCTGAAGGAGGCGGAGAATGGAGAAGCTGAGCTCTGTGGATGTTCAGCGCATGCTCCGGCTCGGGGCAGAGGCCATGCTGAAGGTGGCCAGCGAACGGGATCGACTCGTCAGCGAGAACCGAAGCCTCCGCGTGAAGCTGGCTCAGTTCCAGCTGAGCAACGAGGTCACCAAGCTGGCCGAGACGATCCATGCTCGTGGGCTCGACAGCGGTCGTACCCCGGAAGAGACCCGTATCTTCCTGCTGGGAAAGGCTGCCGAGGGCAAGCTCGAGCTGGTCAAGCAGGCTGTCGAGCTCAGTGCGAGCGGTCGGCCTCTCGGGCATGCGGGGGACGTTCCTCCGGGTGCTGGGGAGGATCTGGACAGCTTCGTGATGGGCTGAGAGGGCACCGGGCTGGAAACGACCCAACTGTGAAGGAAAAGGTGAGGTGAGATGGTCCAGACATTCAGACTGAAGAGCCCCTCGATCGGGCTCCTCATTCGCAGGTACGAGCCCAACGACCTGACGCTTCTCAACTTCGAGAACGCGAACCCGCTCGAGCACGGGGAATGGCTCACGATCAACGCCACCAACAAGGTGGTCCGTGCGGCCAACCCCGGCGTCCGGCCGGGACCCTTCGTGCTGTGGAGCGAGAAGGGCAGGTCCGACACGCAGGGCGCCCGCAAGGTCCCGCTCATCATGGGTGGCACCTTCCTGGGCGAGACCAAGATCTTCAACACGGCTGCACCCCCAGCGCTCGGTGCGATCCTGGAGGTGGCCGACGTCACCTACCTGACGCTGACCAAGAGCGGGCTGCAGACCCACGCGGCTGGCGCGAACCCGGTCATCGGGCAGGTCATCCGAACCGCGGCTTCGAACGGGGACTGGCTCCAGTTCCTGTACACGGCGAGCTGAGGAAGGAAGGAGGAGCACAATGTCCGACGTCACATTCTACAACATGAACTTCCTCGGCAAGCTCGACACCCCGGAGGGCAAGGCCAAGCATGCCCAGCTGGGCGGCGAGTACATCCGGGACCACCTCCGTGAGGAGCGGTTCTGCGGCAAGATCATCGAGCCGAAGAACGTGACCCCGGAGGAGTGCAAGCCCAGCGTGCATCAGGACACGCTGACCATCATCGAGCAGCTCGAGCCGGAGAGCCGGGCCATGGTCCTGCCGTTCCGCGGCCAGCCCGACGCTCGGCTGATCCGTGCGCCCCGGGTCGAGATCCCGTTCCTGACCATCTCGTCGGAGCGGTTCGAGGCCTACGAGGAGGAGCTCCAGGCGTACCGGATGAAGATCACCAAGGTCGTGGAGGACAACTCGGCCAAGGACATCCAGGAGGTCGAAGACCTCGAGTTCCTCACGCACTGCGAGGCCGCGGTCCAGGCCCTGCAGCAAGAGGCCAACGGCGGCGCGGTCACCTCGCTCCACGAGACCACGATCACGGCGGGCACCGTGGTCGAGAGCTCGGTCCGCAAGGGCATCCTGGCCCGGGCCGACATCAACAACGACGCCAGGGTCTGGCCGTTCCAGCGGGACGATGCGGTCCGGCTGCATCAGCTGCTGGACGGAAACAAGCTCCGCTGCACCCGCATCTTGCTGACCGAGTACGACTTCGACTCGATCAACACGTGGACCGTCGAGGACTTCGGCGACAAGCTGCAGAGCGAGACCGCGGTGGACGGCTACACCTACGAGAAGCTCGTGGGTCGCGGCTACATCCGCACCATCAAGACCGACATCCTTCGGCCCGGCAACGTGTACGGCTTCACCGATGAGGAGTTCCTGGGGCGGTTCTACGTGCTGAACGCCACCAAGTTCTTCATCGACAAGCACTTCAACCAGATCACGTGGCAGGCCTGGGAGACCATCGCGATGTCCATCATCAACGTGGCCTCGGTCCGCAAGATGGAGCTGTTCAGCGGTGATGCCACGGCTACCGACGCGGACGGCATCGTGGCGGCGGGCTCCGTGACACCGGTGGACGAAGAAGACCTCGGCGCCATGAACCATCGGGTCGAGGACGAGGTGTACTTCCCCAGGGTCTACTTCTACTAGGCCCCGGTGGAGAACAACTGTGAGCGCCTTGAGGGCGCGGTGCCAGACACGGCGCCGCGCCCTCTTTTTTGGAGGTTGAGATGACCAAGTACTATGTGCACAACACGGGACGCAAGATCGCCACCAAGGCGGCTCGGGTGGCGGCGCCCTATAACCGGGTATCGCCCTTCCTCTTCGGCTCTCTGCGGATCGCCCGCAACCGGGGGATCGAGCTGAGCGAGGAGCAGGTCAGGCGGCACTGGGACCGCCTGCATCAGCTGCAGATCGATGGACGCATCCAGGTCCGTGTCGGGGGGCCGTCCGGACCCATCTTTGGCTTCGGCGCTGCCGATGTGCCGGTCCCCGAACCGAAGGAGCCCGAACGGATCGAGGAGCCGGAGGCGCCCAAGGAGCCGGAGGCGCCCAAGGAGCCGGAGGCAGTTAAGGAACTGGTGGCCGCGAGCTCCGAGGATGTCCTGGGCTTCCTCGATGAGGAGCCCGAAGACGATGGGGACGAGGGTGCGGGGCCGGACGATTTGATGGCGTTGACGAAGAGCACCCTGGTGGAGATGGCGGTGGAGCGCACCGGGCGCACCGCAAGTGACCTGAGCAAGCTCAAGAAGGCGGAGCTTGCGGAGCTTCTGTCATGAGGATCCACAACCTGACGGATCGGACCCCGCCCTACTTGCCGCAACGGAAGCCTGAGGCCCTGGCCATCGACGGATTCATCGTCGAGGCTGGTCAGAGCTGTGAGCTGCCGGACCAGATCCCACTCGCCAGGATCTCGGGTTGGATCCATGCGTCCAAGGTGAGCGTGGACCACGTCCCGGGATGGTATACTCAGCAGGAGGCGCCCGAGACATCGGCACCGGTCGAGGCGGACCCCGATGATGCCGAGGTGCTGGACTCGAAGCGGTCCAGGAAGGTGAAGAAGGGGCATGGCTAGGCTCCAGGGCCTGTCGAGACCTGCAATACCCGGGGCGTCGGCAACGTTCAACGACGTCGTGGCACAGGTCCGCCTCTTCGTTCGGGACTTCGCCGAGCTGAACCGGCTCGTGGATGGTGAGGAGAGCTCGGACATGATGATCGCGTTCGCCGTCATGGGCGCGCTCTCCGAGTTCAGCTCGCGTCCGCCACCCCTGGGCATCTACACGGTGGAGGACTTCATCTCCAGGGGTTGGGCACATCCGTTACTCACGGGCTCCGTGGCCCACCTCCTGGCCCAGGTCGGCATCCTTCAAACCAGGAATCACCTGCCGTTCAGCGACGGCGGGCTCAACGTGGCGGTCTCCGACAAGACCCCACTGCTCCAGAGCTGGATCGGGATCATGCGGAGTCAGTGGGACCCCTGGATACGGGACACGAAGATCGCCGAGAACATCTCCCAGATGATGGGTTCCGGGGTCGGGGCGCACTCCGAGCTGCTTCTGATCCATGGGTTCTCCGACGAGACAGCGGGGTAGGACGAATGTGGAGCAGCAGACGATTCCAGACGGAACGGGAGCTCGTTGACTTCCTCAATGGGGCCGTTCTGGGCACGGTCAATCTGCACCCAAGCGGAGCCAATGTCGACGGGCTGACGCTCATCGTCAACGCTGGCGGTGTGGACCGGACCGTGACCTTCGCACCGGCCCTTGGCCGGAACTGGACCGCGGACGAGATCCTGGCTCAGATCCTGGCCACGGCCGGCATGGCGGGGGTCGCCTCGCTCCACGTTCCGGAGCGTTACGACACGTCGCACCCTCCGGGTCGGGGCACGAAGCATCGCTACCTCCGCCTGTTCAGCGACCCCGCCATCATCGTACGCAATACCGGAACGGGGAACGCCGCGCTCGGGTTCAACGTGGCACCCGCCGCGGACCAGACCCAGGCCTTGATCGCCTTGGCCAACGTGGTCCGCATCGAATCGAGTCATGATCCGACCGAGCGGTGGGTCGTGATCCTGGATACGTAGGAGGACGAGATGTCGGCATTGGACAAGTACGTCAATGGTGAGCCCATTCCGTGGGGAGTCGCGGCCGGCTTCATGACCTCGTTCCACAACCTGGCTCGGCCCGCTCCACAGGAGCTGACCAAGACGGCAGGCCTGGCCCGGCTCCGGCTCGAGCACATGATCCAGAAGCACGCCCAGGTCGAGGGTGATGTCGAGCTGGCTCCGGAGGAGCTCGAGGCGCTGCAGGACCCGGAGATGGCTCGCGCCGTCCAGCTCCAGGAGATGGAGTCGGAACGCGCCATGTTGCAGCAAGCCGTGCAGGAGCTTCAGGCCCGAAACGACGAGGCCGAGGCCATGCTGGCACAGGCGCAGCAGGAGAGCATGGCGCAGGCGCAACAGGCGCAACAGCTCCAGCTCCAGCTCCAGCAGGAGGCTGCCGCACGGCAAGCCATGACGATGCAGGCGATCCAGGCCCAGGACTCGGCGATGGCGGAGACCATGAACCAGCAGCAGCACCGGCAGGAGCTGATGCAGGCTGCGGACCAGCTCGCGCAGCAGCTGAAGCAGGTCGCGGCGTACTCTCCGGCTGAGCGTCAGCAGATCGAGGCACAGCAGCAACAGACGATCCAGGCGCTGCAGGGTGACGCGCAGCAACAGGCGGCGCAAATGGGGATGCAGGATCAAACGGGCCAGCCCCAACAGCAACAGCAGCAGGCTCAGCCGGCTACCTCGAAGGCACAGCGTGAGGTGAACCAAGCCGAGAAGGCGGAGCAGAACGCCGCGCTCCAGAAGCAGCAGGCTGAGGAAGCGATGCAGCGCGAGCAGCAGATGGGGCAGCAGGGGGCAGCGGTGAAGCAGGGCTCGCTCCGGGAAGCGATGCTGGCCAAGGAGAGTGCCCTGGGCATGAAGGGGCACCTCGCCGCCATGGGCATCGGGGCCGGTGCGTTGGGCGGGTACGAAATGGTC